TTCTCCCATAACTCTACCATCTTGTGACGGTGCGTCTAGTGGTGTTACTTCTTGTGTACTAAATAAACCAGTATATACACGATACATATTTTCAAATATCTTTGCACCTTTTTCAGTAGGTTCAAATACTACTCTGCCTCCTTTATTTTTTTCAATTATCATATCAGAATTAGCAGCAGCATAAGTAGTCTTAGCTATATCACCAATCTGTGTAAATACTTCAGGTCTAATGTTATCTATTTCATTTATGTACTCAGCAGTATCTCCTAAACCTTTTTGCATAGCTTTAGTTCTTTTATATTCTCTATAAATTTCTTTACCTAACTGTTGAATACCCTGTGCCTTTTTAAACTCTAACTTTTTAATAGAATCTTGTTCATTTACTTCTTCAACAACATCACTAACTTCTTCAGGATCTGTAGTAAACATACTTTGTACAAAGAATTCTTCTGTAAGTATTCCCATTAAACCAAACAATTCAGGGTCAACTATAAAAGTTCCTTTATCATTTAACGTACCTGCATCTAACACATCATAAAATATATTTTTATTTGTAGTGTTTAAGTTATTGATATTCTTATATAAAGGCGCTACAGGTGCATCAGTTGTCTGAGCAGCTTCTCTAAAATTACCTGTTGATAAAAACTTTGCTTTCTGATCTGCAGTTAATTTAGTACCTGCTATTCTTCCAGTGTTAGCTAAGCCTGCAACTTTACCAGCTCTATTAATAGCACCACCAAATGATGACGCTGCTTCATCTATACTAGGCTGACCAGTAATTGCTTTCTCTAATTCGTATGCACCTCTTAAAGTTGTTATGTCTTTACCAAATGCTTCTCCAAATTGTCGTACACGTGGTTTAATTCTAGCAGCTTCTTCTGATGCTAACTCTTCAGGTGTCTTATTAGCTATTGCTTCTTCATCAGTGCTTGCCATTATTCCTGCAATGTCTTCAATATTATTATCAGCAATCACTTGATTTGCAACTGCTGTATCTACAGGTTGCTGAATTGTTTCTATATCTTTTTTAACAAGCTCTTCTTTATCAGCTACTGACCAAAGTTTATGTGTACCTGCTAACTTTTTAGCAAGCATGTCAGTTGGTTTATCAAGCATAGAACCGGATTTTGCGCTTGTATCTATTGCCATAAGTTCTCCTATTCAACTAATGAAGCACCAGCTGCAGCTAGTCTTCTATTAAGTATATTAACTGGCCCAATCAATGGTGCAGTTTTAAATAATTTATATAAGCCTGTTTCCGTTTTCCCTTCTAGTACCTGGCCTGCTCCTGTTAAAGCTCTTGATACGTTTGATAAAGCTGCTGCTTCACCTGATACTGTATCAAAAATTTCTTCAACCATATTACTAGATGATGTTTCATAGATAGGAAAGAAAAAGTTAAGTGGTCTTTCAGCAACACCAATCATACCTGATGCGCCTATACCTCTTTGTATTTTTTCTAATCGATCTAAATAAGGTGTAGCTTGTCCATACTTTAATAAATCTTTTAAGTATTGTGAAACAAAACCTAACATAATCATAGTAGTCATGATTGCAAAAGCATTATATTTTAATCTAGGTGTACCTCTCTTTACATAATCTCCCCACAATCTTGGTAATATATTTGCAGAAAATGTTGCAATAAAACCTTGGAACTGTGTGAATAAAGCTAAGTGTGGGTTCTGATAAAACAATGGTCTATTAGCTGTTCCCGGTAATGCAATAGCTTCATTAACAAAGTTGTATTCAGCTTGTGATAATATATCATCTAACCTTTCACTAGCTCTTCTCATATCTGAAAGATGTTCTTCTCTAGTTTTATTAGCAGGTTTTTCAAATGGTAAACCATCAATTTCTAATAGCTCTGTAACATTTATACCTAGATTTCTTAATTGTTCTTCAGCTTCTTGCTCTTCATTATTTTGTGGTCTGCCACTCATTCTACCTTCTTTAACAGTAGCTAAGTGATCCATAATAAAATCATCAGCAATTGAAGCTCTTACATTACGTGTATAATCTGTCCACTGCTGTAAACCAATAACTCTAAAATACTTATCTAACAAATATCTTGAAGCAAAAGTATTTTCAGTAGCACCTGTAGTTTGTGCAGCACCTACATCCCAATCAAAATAACCTAATCTTTTTAGGCGAGCTTGCCTTTCTTCTTTCTTAAGTCTAGCTTTAGTTCCTGTAGCTAACTTTAAATTAGGTGTGGGTGTAGTAATAGTTTCCCATATTGCTTGACCAAGTTCTCTACCAGCATTCTTTAATACACCTTGTATTTGTTCTGGTGATAGTGCTCTCATAGTCATCATAAATTCTACAAGCGATGAGATAGTTGCTAATGGTAGTCCTGCAAGTGTAGTCCATACTAATACATTCTTTTGTATTTTAGCAAGTGTTTCATTATCTATTTTCTTATAGTTACCTGATTCAGCATTAAGATAATCCTGTAAGAATGCTGCTAATCTATTAGCACGCTCTTCAGTTATCTCACCCTTTTGTACAGCTTCATCAAGTACCTGATTGATAACCTCACCATTATCACCAACAAACTTCTGATACGTAGTATATCTAGCAGCAGATTTAGCAGCATTACTAACATTTATAAACAAATCCTTTTCCATATATTTTTCAAACTTACCACTAGGATGTGTTGCTAATCCAAGTGTTCTTCCTTTATGCGAACCAGGAATATGCCTACCTCTACCAATATTAAAATCAGTTAAAGTATTATCATCTACAATATCATTATTATCTAATATAGCATCTGCTAATCGCTTAGCTTGATCCTGTGTGAATTGAAACTCATCTTTAAGATCTTTAATAAATTCTTCTTTATTCTTTTCAACTTGTACTTTATCTAATGATTTATATGTACCTAAATAATTATTTAAATAACCTACATCAAATCTTTTACCAGTTCTACTACCATCTAAAAAGAATTCTCTTGCTGTCTTTTGATCTTTAAAAAGTTTATCACCAAGCTTTTGTAGTTGACTTGTAATTAATTTATAAAAATCTTTATCCTTTCTAAATTCCTCAGGTAAATTATCAAAGTCAACTTTACTTAATTCTTGATCTTTAACAACATCTCTATAAAATCTATATACCATATCTGATATAGTTAAAGTATCAATGTTCTTTTGTTTAAGCATACTAGCTGCGCCAGCTGGTGACATTATCTCTTCTTTATATTTAGCTAACTCACCTTGCTTATGCTCTTCAAAGTTTCTACCAGGATGTACTCTATGTAAGAATGCACCAAAGAAAGAACCAAGTTCTCTTATTGTAGGTGAGCCAACTGCATCTTGCCACATAGCATGACCAACAGATCCCCTCCATAATACAGGAAATTCTTTAGCCGCTGCTTTAATTTTTTCAAGAAGATCTCTATCCTTTGCTTGCTTTCTACCGGCTTCATCTCTACCAGCAAAACTACTACGATCTATTACTTCACCATATGCTTCACGCTCTGCTTCACTTGTACGCTTAGCTTTTAATTTTTTTCTATAGCCATCAAGTAGTTCCAAAGTATTTTTTGGTTTAACATATCTTGCAATAGTACCATCAGGATTTTTAATATTATACTTATCTTCGTTTTCTTTTGCCCACTTACCTTCAGTAGATAATCTTTTTTCTTCAGCTGGTGCTAGCCTAACATTTACATCAGCCCATGCGCCAGCATCATATGCAGCTCCTGGTATTGCAAAGCCTGCACCTAATGTACCACCAGCTACAAAAGCATTTACTAATCTATTGTGTAAGTCAACTGAGTTAAATGGTTTATCACTACCATATACTGAAGCTAAGTATTGTGTAAGCTCTTGTCCAACTTCTGTAGTTGATTCTATACCAAAGCCTGTTGCAGATCTTGCAGCAAATGCTCGTAGTATATTACCATATGTTAATTGTTCTTTAGCAATTTGTGCAGCACTACCTATTAGCTTAGCTGATTCCATACGTGTCATTTTAGCTATAGCTGCTTTAGCTACTGCATCTGTTGCACCTGGATTCTTTTTTTGATAAGCCTTAACCATTTTATCACGGTATTCTTTCTTTAATATTGTACCGCTTACACCACTCATTAAGGTTTTAATACCAAGCCTATCTAATACAGACATAGTAACACCAGAAGCTGTAGCTAATATAGCACTCTTATCTTCAGCATCACCTTCCATATCATTATATGTCATACCTGTATACATAGCTACCGGTGCTATCATACCTACAGGTGCTGTCATAGCGCCTGCAAATGTTACTCCCATATATGGTAATGAAATAGCTGCCATGTTTCCTACGTATTCAAAGAAACCACTTAGCCCTCCAACATCCCATTCATTAGCAATAACATTACCGTCATCATCTAATGTAGGTTTTAGTATACTCATTTTTAATTCAGGCTTAGATCTTAAATAATCATGCTGTCTTTTAATACCAGCTGAACCAATCTCTGAGAACCAATCAAATCCTGATTCTTCTCCAATCATATTAACAGCACCATACATTCCTTCAATAGCACCTGTCCAACCTATATCAAAGCCATCAGCCCAAGGATGAAGTGATTTGTTTTGTAATGTTCTATCGCTATGCCTATTTAAAACCATAGAATCTGTATACTCAGCTGCCATTTTCTTTCTGAATGCAAACTCTGCAATAGATTCTCCAGGTTGTCTAGGTGCATTTAATCTAGCTAGCTGCTGTTCATTCAATGCAATCTTAGCAAACTCTGAATCATACCATTGTTCTTTATCAGCAACTTGTTCTATTGTAAGTTGTGCTTGTTCAAACTCATCAAGTGGTTCATCAGAAAATTTATTTATTCTATCTGATTTACGTGCAGCTCCCCATTGATATGCATTAATTTCTTCAGGTGAACTATACTTACCTAATTTATTTATACCATATCTGCTTAATGTTTCTACAAAGTCTCTACCATCCTCATCAGTTATCCTAACTAATTGTCTGGTACCTGTAGCATCCATCTTAGGTGAGCCATCTGGATTTGTAAGTTTAATTACATTATTATAGTTAAACTTTTTAGCTAACCCTTCAATCTGTTCAGTAGCTGCTAAACCACCAGGAGTTCCAGGAGCAAGCTCACCCTGTCCTGTAATATGCATAATCTCAGGTGCGCTTAATCCTTCTATTCTAAATAGCTTACCTTCTTTATCTGTTAATGTATCACCATCAATAAACTTATGTTCTTCCTGGTTTATTGCTTTAGGCATTACAAAATCAGAAGTATCTATATTATATAAAGCCATATAAACTCCTACTGATTAGCCATTCCTTCCATTATATTTTCTAAGTATACTTGCCCAAACAATGCAAATGGTGTTATGTTTTCACCTGAATCAATAACATGCTGCTCAAATATTTTCTTCCAAGGTTTACCAGATTCTTTATCATTTCCTTTATATACTTTAGCAACAGTATTCCAAAATCTATTTACATCTCCTGTAACATTATTAATCTTACCATTTAATATTACAAGTTCAGATGGATTCATTTCAATTTTATTACCATTAACTATAGCAGTTGAAACAGGTGGTACACCTTTAAGATTATCTAGTCTTTGTTTAATAGTAGCTTCTTCTAAGTAAGGTAATAAAGAAGTTATGCTAACATCAATACCTTGGGCTTCAGCTTCATCAGCTGCAGCAATAGCCATATTCCATGCTTGCTGAATACCAGATCCCATTTCATAAACTTCAAAGCCATTCTTATCTGCCCATGCTGCAACTTCTCTAGCAGCAAACTCAGGTTCAATATCAGTCTTATAAACGTTTTGCATAATACCTTTATCGATATTCTTTTCTTTAGTTTTATCTTTACCTTCTTTAAAAGCTTTCATTTGACCTACTATTCTATCAGCAGCTTTATTAATCTTTTCATTGTATTCATCAGTACCTTGTACATCAGAACCATCAGAAGTCCAAGCGCTACTAACTCTTTGCTTTACATCACCACCGTCTTTATCCCATGACCAGTAAGTAAAGTCATCGCCTTGAGCATTCTTTTTCTTAAACTTATAAGCAACCCTTGCTTGACCTGCTGCATTGTAATAAGTTTTCTCTTCGCCTTGAGGTCTAGGTGTAGAGCCAATAGGTGTAAGCATATTAGGATCACCAGTTCTTTTATAATCAGCAAGTGATTTCTTAGTATACTTACCAGCGTTTTCTTTAATAAACTTATCCATAAGAGCATTCTTTGTATCAACTCTTTTAAGATAGTTCTTTGCTACATAACCTATAGTATCATTATGATCGTAGCCTAATGCTCTTGATGCTAAGTAAATTGCAATGCCTCTTCCAAGCTCTTGGCCATCTATTAAATCACCAAACAAAAAGTTAAGTACTCCTTTAGCTTGCTCATATGCAGGTGTACCCTGACTTTGATTAGCATCATTCTGAGCAGCCTTACCAGCATCACTATTTAAATCTTGATTTAGTTCCGCTTCTTTAGCCGTATTTAAATTGTTTGCAACAGATACTAACTTAGATTGACTTTCTTCTAATGGTGTAATTACTTCTGTTGTATCTTCTTGGTTATTTAAATCACTTAAAGCCTGTGAAGCTACAGTCTTTTCTGTTTCAGTTGTTTCATCAGAAGAAATAACTTGCTCTAAAGCAGCTTTCTTGAAGTTTCTAACATTTTCGGATTAGGTTTAACGTCACGATATATAGTTAAATTCTTCATTTCATTATCAAGCATCTTTTGTTTTTCAGCTATTTGAGCTGCTATACCAACATCAGTAGGCAACATTAAATTTGAAAGTATATCACCTTCCATTTGAAGCATATTAGGTTTTGTTACTCCCATACTTACAGGCTTATCTACTTTTAATAGTTTGTCACCAGTTTCTTGGTCATACATATCAGGATCTATCTGCTGAAATACTGGTGGTATTTCATAAGCAGGTGAACCACTTAATTCATCTTGAACCATTTTATCATAGCTACTCATATATGTAGGATCTGCCATCGGCATACCTAAACCTTGTGGATCATATGATTCTACATAATTATCTGATGGTAAAGACATATCCATTGACATAGTAGTAGTATCATCTTCAGGTACTTTTACAGAACTTAATATATCATCTGTCTTATCAGATAACTTTTCTGATTCAAATATTAGTTTCATTATATCATCTTGGTCATCTAATGTAGGATATACTATACCACCTGGATCTAGGTGTTGTACTTTACCGCCATCACTTTTTCTATCAAATATTCCTGAACGCTTAGGCATTTCAAATTTATTAGAAGAAAACTTTAAAGTAGGTAAACCAATATTATTTGGATCTACAAAATCTTTTACAGTTTTAGCAAGACTGCTAGCTTTTTCTTTAATACTACTAAGAGGATTAGGAATGTCAAAGCTAAGTCCATCTGAACTGGGAGGCACTTGTATTCCTGCCTCTCTATACTTATCATAAACTGAAGGATCACCAAATGCTTTATTATCTATTAGCTCTTTTATTTCTTTAGCTTTATTAACTCTTCTATCAGCATGAGGAACACCTGGTTTTAAATGTTTATTCATTACATCTAAAGCTATAGTTTCAGCGTCGTTATTAGCAAATGATTTTTGTAAATTTTCAGCATTTGTTTTACCTATCCTAAAACCACTTTTATTTGTAGGATGAGGTACAGCATCTTTATTATATATGCTTTGTACAAAATAATCTAACTGAGAAGCCATAGAATCTTTTTTATCATTTGCTTTTAAATAATTTAAATAAGGTTTCTTTTGTTCATCAAATTGAAATAATCCCATACCTGGACCTATTCGATCACCAGTATTTTCATTTTGTCTAGTAGTGTACTCATAAGTATAACCAGTTTCTACACCTATATTACCCATAATACCTGCAATAGCATCATCAGTTAGCTGAGGATAGTTTTCTTTTAAGTAATTATAAATATCAGATTGTCTGCTTCTTTTATTTTTAAACTTTTCTCCAGCTATAACATCTTTATTAGGCTTAGGTACAGGCATGCCAACTTCTGCATACTCAGGTTTCATATTCTGAATCTTTCTGCCTTCATCATTTATCTTTTTAATTAATGGTCCGTACATATCTGTTGCTTCTTTATTAACAACAAATTCACCAGGAGTAAGCCAAGCTGGTACAGTATCAGTACCTTTAGGTTCTCCAGGATGATCGTACATTGGTACAGCTGAAGTCATAGGAGGAACTTCTAGCTGATTATCCATTGTAATCTCTAGAGATTTCATATTACCATAGCGGTCTTTTTGAGTGGCTTTATATTTCATACTAAACTCCTTTAGACAAAGGTCCCATATTCACTTCGTATTCGTGTGTAACATCCCCACCATGTGTTTTATATTTTACTTTTGACATATTACCAAGCGGACCTACATAACCACCTGTATTAAATAACTTAAATACTTTACCTAATACAGCAGCGCCAGCTAACATAGGCAATGCACTTAAAGCCATAGATCCTAATGCTCCTGCACCCATAGTTGGAGCTGTCATAGCAGTTCCCAGTTTTCCCATTGCTGCTTCACCAGCTTTACCTATCATACTACTACCAGCTGCTTTAGCAACATCCATTAAAGGATTTGATTGTTGTTGTACTGATTGAGGTCTTGGTGTATACTGTGCACGTGCTAGCATTCTTTTTACTTCTTCCTCGTCATACGGCTTAGCTAGTTCTACAACCATTATTTACCTCCACCACCAGTAGTGGTTTGTGTTTGTTGTTGAGGGGCTGCTCCTAAATAACCAAAGTATCTTGAAGCTACTGTAGCTGGTGCATCAATTTTTTGCTGTGCATACTGTTGTCTAGCACTACCAACTTGACCAAGTCCTTTAGCGCCTGACTGTATATCTTGTTGTCTTTGCTGTTGAAACTGCATTGACTTATCACCAACTGCACTAGCCATCATTCTTTGTGCTCGAGCTGATCCACCATAACCACCAAGTGCCGCTTGTCCAGCTGCTGAACCTACTACATTCTGTATGTCACGATTCATAGCATTCGTATAATCAAATGCACCGGTACCAGTAACAGCTTGATTAGCTAATGCTTCTTGTGCTTTAAGTGCTGACTGTTGAGCAGGATCTAATGCAGCTACAACGCTACTTGTATCTCCTGCTCTAATTTTACCAATGTCTGTTTCATATTGTGATGTAACATCTTTTAAAACAGTTTCTAAATACGGCTTAAACTCTGGATCAATACCTGATTGAGTAACCGTTTGTTGGGGTGCGCTTCTTCCTCCGCCCATAATTTATTCTCCTATGACACCTCTTATTGAGGTATTTAATTTAGCATCATATCTTTTTGCTAATAGTTTACCATATCTCAATGAATCACTTTCCCCTCTCACTGAGTCTGCCCTCCAGTGTTTACCACCATGTTTTTTAGTATGCTCTATCATAGCATCAAATAATCTATATACTATAAAAGCATTATTTTTATTTTCTAAATTTACAATACAATCTTTAACATCCATTATATATTTGTTATTATAATAATTAACATATGCATGTGCTGTTAAGAATCCCTGTATATTATGCTCGGTATAACAACCTATTGCTAAATAATGTGGGTTTGTTTTTTGATGTTCAACTATATCTAAAAAGTATCTCATCCATACAGCTTCATTATATTCAAAGCCATGAAACTCACCATTGATTGTAACGTATTCTTTCATTAAACGTATTGCGTCTAATGTATCATTGTCCTCTATTAATCTTATCTTCAATTACTTTGGCTCCTCAGGGAATACAATAGTATCAGGATCTGTAACTCCTTTAGTTATATCCCTTAGTTGTTGTCTATAAGTTTTCCATGCATCTTGTGTACTTGGATATGTACTATCTGGTAGTTGTGTGTAGTCTGAATCTTTAAGTAGTTGATCTCTTTGTTCTCTTATCATATTAAATGTTTTATGAAACTTTTTAGTTTTAAAATCATAAGATGATCCTATAGTAAATTCTTGAGTTAATACATCAACCTCTACAATAGTTACACCTTCTTCTGGAGTTTCATTTGAACTTGCATAACCTATAACTATATTATCTTTTATCTTTACTAACATTAAACTCTCCTTACTTCAAGAACAACGCAGCCACCATTACCAGAAGCTATCTGAGGGTGTGGGTATTTAGTAAAATTATTTCTTGCATAATACTGAGTATTCTTAGCCGCTTGCACTTTAAAAGCAGAAATAGTTGTATTTGAAGTTCCATTAGTACTAGCAATTGCAGAAACATTAGTAGCCACAGGTGTACCAGTTTGACCATTTGGATTACCTTGAACAAGTTGAGAAGCAATAGTTATTCCCATTTGAGTTTGAGTAACTTGTGCAAGACTAGTTAATATAATTATAAAATCAGTATCAAAGCTTTCATTTGCTGAAGTAAATGAAGTTGCTCCGTTTAAATATATAGTAGATGTACCATTACCAAAACTTATATTATTAGGTGCAGCTCCTGCATTACTAGTTCCTGCATAAACTGCAACAATAACACCTACATTAAGTTGTGCAGCACTAAATCCTCCTGTTACAGTTAAACCACCAGCTGTAATAGAACCACCACTAATATTACAACCAGTTATATTTCTACCAGTTAAAGTTCCTGCATTTATACTACCTGCATTTAAGTTTGATACAGTTATACCACTACAATCAAGAGTTCCTGTTGTAATACTGCTAGCATCTAATACACCTCTTGCAGTTACATTATTAAACTCTGCGTTACCTGATAATCTTTCTATTTTCCAACCAGTATTACCTGGACTATAAGTATCTGATTGTAAGTTAGAGCCTATTGGTTGAAAACCTTCTACAGTTCCAAATGTTATTATTTGGCTATTAGTAACTTCACTTGTTTCAACATAAAACTCAACTTGCCAATGTTTATCATTGTGAGCTGTGCCACCACCCATAGCTACAGTAATAGGTACATAGCCCCAACCTGCAGTTAAGTTATTAAATACTCCTGAATCATAATCATAACCATCTGCAGTAGGTGCTGAAGGTGGACTTTGAGATGCTGTATTAAAATATAATATACCGTTAGCTACCGCACCACCGTATAATAGTTTAGCATTACTCCATTTAGCTGTAACTGTTTGACCAGCTTGTCCTACTATTTTAGCTTCTGAAAACCATACATTAACCCCAGCTCTATTTAATTTTGTTTTAGTCCAGTTAGGACTTGAACTCCATACACCACCTGATACTTGATAAGATGTTGTGCCTGGATTAGTAGGTCTATTTGCAGATTCTCTATATTGTTTTATTATAACATTTATTTCGCCATCTGTATAGGCTGAAAATGTTGCACCTGAAACAGGTAAAGTAGGTAAGTTATCTGTATAGGCAACATATGCAACAAATCCATCACCATCTGCAAACGGTGTAAACTGTTGTACTGCACCATCTTGTGTTTTAGAATATACTGCTATTAAATTTTGAGGTACATTTACTGATTCATTTATATTATCTATTTGATGCTGCATTCTATTAGTAGCTTCAGTAACAGATTTTTCCCATGCTAATGTAGCTGTATCTTTATTAGGATCTAGTGAAGGTTCATTAATCGTCATCTAGTTCCTCCGTCTTGTACTTCAATTTGAATGCCAGATAAATTCCATGATGTTGATGTAGCTGCACCATCATCTATTCTATAACTTACAAATCTACCATTTAATCTAGCATCTGATTTATATGAGGTAGCTACATTAAAAGTACCTGTAACATTAGGGCTAGCAAAGTTTATTGCAGCTCCTGGGCTATTAGTTGAAATTGTTTTAACATTTAATGTACCAGTACCTTGAGTTAATAAAGCTATTGATTTAAATGATTCAGTATAAAACTCAGGTGTTATTGATAATGTATTACGTTCTAAGTAAGAAGTATAAGGATCATCACTATTATCTAATACTCTATGCGTATAACCTATGTCAGCAGCTAAGATAGAAGAACCAGAGTTACTTGTTCCTGATGTACATACTTGTGCAAACACTGGAAATAGTTTATCAAAGCTAACTGTGCTTGTAGTCCAAGGTCTTTCATTATTTCCTGAACCTTTAACAGGTGCGATAACTCCAGATACAACTCCATTTAAATCTCTAACTGTCCAATTGTTTAATCTATAATTATATATTAATGCTTCATTACAAACTGTACTAGCACCTTTAGGATAGTTAATCCATATTTCATCTTGCTGTTGATTACGTAATACAAATAGTTTATTAGCTTTTGCATTATTTAAATTATTATAAAAGTAATCTCGTACTCTTGTATCTGCTACCGATACTATATTACCAGGATTTCCTGAAAATAAATAAATATCATTACTACCAACAACTAAATGTTTACCATCAAACTCTACTATACCATCAGTTGTTTGTCCACCATATTGTGAAGTAACTGGTGAAAATGCAACAGGCGTTACAGTGCTATTAGTTAATCTTAAATTATGTATAGATGTATTAGTATAAATATACATATTACCTTGAAGCTGTACTAAATCTTGTACAGTTGCAGTATCTGATAATACAAACTCATCTGCAGTATTTGTACCTGCAGCAAATGGATTCCAGTTCTGTGGTACTGAACCTGGTACTGCTACATCTGAAGTTCTTACAACTCCTGGTAAGCTACGTATAACACCATTA